TAATCGCGCGGTAGCGCGTGCTTTTGGGGGTTTGGTTTGAGAGCGGACGCTGAAGTGCTGATGTACCAAACATTTACAGGAGATTGTTATGCTCACTGACGAAAAACAGCAACAAATTGAACTTTATGGTCAACTATTGACCGGAGACGAGACTGAGTTAGACCTGGCAAAACTTGCGCGTATTCAATATCTCAAGACCAAAATGCGACCAAGATTAGCTGCTCAGATCGGAGATTACGGAGACAATATCACTGATGTTACGCGGGCTTTGGTTTTGGGTGAGGCGATCCGCATAGGTATTGTTACAGATATAGACACAATTACACTCTATAACCAGTATATTGATTTCATGTTACAGGCTTATGGGGGTGCCGAAGCGATTTTGAAAGTCCTCGGTGAGAATTCGAACTCACTGAGCAATCATCTGGTGAACGACTATTACTCTGCAAAGCAGCAAATTATGGCTGTGACGGAAGATGATGAAGATCCAATCACGGCAATCAATTCAGTGGATTTGGAATGAATATAAGAACATTAATCGCATCCATTGCAGGCGTCTTCATGATGCTCGTTTTTGGCTGCTGCACGACTGTCAAAAACGACATTTATGCTGAGGCATTTGTTGTTTCGAACCAGCCTCCCCGCGAGATACGAGTACTCGTGTTTTATGATGGGCATGTGACTGAGCAGCAGATATCTGAAGTTCTTGGTAAGACCGCCTCGAGCTTAAACGAGCAGGTGGGCATTACGTTACTTTATGACGTAATTCTTCCTTCTATGTGCATGAGAGGACATGCGGACTATCCTGATGGCGCTGTGACTCGTTTGGTGGAATGCTATAACGAGTTTCAGACTACTAACAACATTGGTGATGAGTTTGATCTGATTATATCTTTTCAGATAGGGTCTGTCGTGTCTGATGTTGTTGGTGGTTTGTTTAGGAATGTGTTTATTCCTACTTGGGAAGGTGTGATAGATAATACTTGGCGCAGATATATAACACTTCGTACTACTGATACATGGGTAGTTTTGCATGAGATATTTCATGCTTTTATTCTCGAGTATGATCATTCTATGTGCGGTATTATGGCTCCTGTACAGCTTCAGATTCTTCCTGGAGTAGGAATAAAGTCTAGGTACTTGTCTCAGGCAGACCGGAGAGAAGTACTTAAAAACAAGTTTCGAGTTTTTAGAAACATAGAAGGACCTAAGTAATGCTCCTAAAACAAGATGACATTATCCAAGATATCCTCTCTTCTATGTATTTAAGCACTCGAGTTTTTGCTACTACTATTTTCCCTAATCTTTTTAGCTCTTCCTTTAGTCCTCTTCATACCCAGATTTTTGATCTTTTAGATAGCGGTGCTCGTAAGATTGCTATTGCTGCTCCTAGAGGTATAGGTAAAACAACTATAGCTAGGACTGTTGCAGCAAAAGGGATACTGTGGAGAGATATTAACTTTATTTCTTATGTATCTAACTCTGCTACAGTAGCAGAAATGCAAACTGAGAATTTGAAGCACGAGCTTTTATCTAATGTTTATGTGAAAGAACTTTTCGGGGATATTACTATTACTGATACAGAGGGGCCTAAGAAGGCTGAGGAGAGTTTCTCTAAGAAAGCTTGGACTGCCTTTGGATCAACTTATGTTCTTCCTCGTGGTGCTGGACAGCAGATACGAGGACTTAACTGGAGAGGCTATAGACCTCAACTAATTATAGTAGATGACCTTGAAAGTTCTGAAGAAGTACTGAACGAAGTAAACAGGCAAAAACTAAAGACCTGGTTTTTTTCGGATGTTATGAAAAGTGTGGATTTTTATTTGGATAACTGGAAAATAATCTACATTGATACGATGAAACACGAAGATTCTCTTTTAATGGATCTTGTTCAGTCTCCGGATTGGGAATCATGTGTTTTAAGTATATGTGATGAGAACTACAATTCATATGCTCCCGAATACATGACAACAGAAGAGATAAAAAGGGAGGTAGAGAGGCATAGGGAAGCTGGATTATTGGATTTGTTTTATCGGGAGTTTATGAATATCCCTATTTCGACAGAAGATGCTGTTTTTAAGCAGACATACTTTAAGTATTATGAAGAACACGAAGAAAAACTGGATCAAAATAAGCTAGTTGAGAATGTAGTAATAGTAGATCCAGCAAAAACAGTAAAACTTCATAGTGCTGAGAGTGCAATAGTAGGAATAGGAATTAATAGATCAGATGGTAGGATTTTTATAAGGGATCTTGTTGCAAAGAAACTACATCCTGATGAGCTATATGCCGAAGCTATCAATATGTGTATAAGACTTCGAGCAAGGGTTCTTGCTATCGAAGTAACTAGTCTTAATGAGTTTATCACATACCCGATAAAGAACGAACTTAGTGCCCGTAATGTCAATATAGAACTTGTTGAGCTTTCGGCTCGCAATAAAAAAGAGTTTAGAATAGCTGCTCTTGCGCCTTTTTATCGTAAAGGCAGTATTTACCATAATCCTTCTGTGTGTGGTCCTATAGAGGCACAGCTTTTATCTTTTCCCAGGTGCAAAAGATTTGATGCAATAGATGCTGAGGCATATGTAGTTGAGTTGTTGGAGCATGGGGAAAGATATTTTTATTCTGACTCAGATGACGAACCTAGTGGTTTGGATGTTTTTGCGGACATGGACGAACCGGCTTTTGAGGGGTGGAGAGTAATCTAGCCTAGGTCAAAAAGTGTCCTAGGCAAACTTAAATAATTATAGGAACTCTTCTATGCCTGCACAAGTAGTAAAAGAAATAGATAATATTGTAAGTGTTATTCCTGTAAGTGTTTCTATTGTTATTTCTTTTGCTTCGTTTATAGTGGGTTTTCTTATAAACATATTAGTTATGCGTAATAATTTTGTGAATACACAAGATTGTGAGCGCCAGAAAGATGCATGTGAAAAGTGTAGGGATATGTTTGTAAATGAAATGTCATACAAAGTTACACATTTACATAAAAGAATTGACATACATGATGAGGTGCTTCAGGGGCTAAGAGAATTCTCAGTCAAAAACTATGGTATGTTGAAGGCTATAGCTAGTAGATTGAAGATATCTGATGAGGAAGTTACTTAATGGCTGAGCGTGAATTTTATATAGGTTCTGTAGGTCCTTTAACGTATAATGATTCAGATACATATCCTGATGGTGTGGCCCATGCTGCTGTTAGGGCAAGACAATTACACATATCTACTGCCCCTACACTTAATCAGCATGTGTTGAGATTAGCTGATTTAAGTGGAGTAATTCAGGCGGTATCTGTCGCAGATATCACCAACCCTACAGAGTTAGCTAATTTGTCGGGTACTGAAGGATGTTTACTAGTAGCATACCAGTCAGGTACTTTTAGAAACCATGTCACTTTATATACTTGGGATGTTACAACCTTAGCTGAGGATATTCCTTGGGTAGTACGTAACAGTACTTCGGGTTCGTGGATAGCTATAGGAGGCAGATATACAAGTCAGCAGTTAGTGTTGAGGAAAAGTTCTAGTACTAATAGTCCTTTGACTCTTCCTGCAGGGACTCTTAATTCCTCGCCTGGTAATGGTGATATAGAAGCAGATAGTAAGGATCTGTATTTTACGATAGGGGGTACTAGGTATAAAGTTGTACTAGATACTAAAACTCAGACACTTTCTAATAAGGTTGTTTTAGGGCATCTTCAAACTTGTTTTGTAGATACCTCCCCTGGAAATGTTACTAACACTACAACTGAAACCACTGTGTTTACGTATACAATTCCTGCTAATAGTATATCTGCTGGGCAGCAATTTATATGTAAGCTTAGAGGTAGGGTTCAAGCTTACACAGGACATACTTTAACTATCTATCTGAAGGTTGGTGGAACTACCTTGTGTTATGCTACTGTTTCTCCTAAGGTAGGTGGTTATCAGGGTTTTGAGATTGATGGAACTGTTACTTTTAGAACTTCTGGAGCATCTGCCACAGTATTCGGACAATTAAATGGAAATTTGGGAATCAATGCTTCTGGTAATATTATACTTATTAGTTCTACGACTTCTTACGGTAGTGGTTCACGTGATACTTCGGGTTCTTTGGCTTTAGCTATTACTGCTAAGTGGAGTGGAGCAAGCACATCTAGTAATTTTGGGGTCCAGCAAGGGTCATTATTTAAACTGGCTTAGGTTAGCGAGGTTAAAATGCCGATAAATATCACAGGTTCTCCTTATTCCAATATGCAAACAGTTATTCCTCGTTCAGAGCATAATTATGTGTACCCAGAAGGATTGAATTTAAAACCAGGATCCCCGACACATGAAAAACTAAAACGCCTGGTTTTTGATTATGCGAATGAGAGTTATAGGGTTATACAGAGAAGGTTTGATAGTTGGAATAAGATCGATGAAAGTTTGACGGCATTTATTCCGGCGGATGAGGAAGAAACAAAGGTCTTAAGTAATGACTCACGTAAACCTGTGTCTATAGTTATTCCTTATAGCTATGCTACACTTGAGACTATTCTTACTTATCTATTGGCTGCCTTTGCTCAAGAACCTGTGTTTAGATATGAAGGTACTGGACCCGAAGATATTATAGGTGCTATGCTTCTTGAGATGTGCATAAATACTCAATGTCAGCAGATGAAAATAGCTCTGCCTTTGCATACTATGTGGCGGGATTCTCTTGCATATGGGTTAGGTGTAGTAGCACCTGTTTGGAAAGAAAAGTGGGGCTACAAGACAGAAGTATACGAAGAGCCTTTGTTTTCTTTGTTTGGACTTAATGTAGGTAAAAAGCCTGTGCGACAAATGAAAGAAGCTTTGTTGTTTGAAGGAAATGACCTTGAAAACATTGATCCTTATAGGTATCTTCCTGACCCTAACTATGGTGTGCATGAAGTACAGAAGGGTGAGTTTGTTGGGTGGGTAGAGACAGTTCCGCTTATGGAGCTTCTTAATAGGGAAAGAAGAGACGAGGATGTTTTTAATGTGAAGTACTTGAAAGAAATTTCAAGTCGACGTAGTGCTTTGTTTAAGAATGATGATTCTGCAAGAGGATCGAGGTACGGCGGGACAGATAGGTTTGCTATAAGTGAGTCTATAGCAAAGCCTGTTGATCTTATTCATATGTATGTTAAACTGATTCCAAAAGACTATAACCTTAAAGGTGGTGAATTTAATCCTGACGGAGAATATCCTGAAAAATGGTATTTTTGCCTTGCAGCTGACTCAGTTATTATAGAAGCCCGTCCACTTGGTCTCAACCATGATATGTTTCCTATCTGTGTCTGTGCTCCTGACTTTGACGGCAGAACCTCTACACCTATTTCTAGGCTTGAATTAGTGGACGGGCTTCAAACCTCACTTAACTTTATGTTTAATTCACATCAGGCTAATGCAAGAAAAGCCTTAAATGACATGCTTATAGTAGATCCTTTTCTTGTTAATATGAACGATTTACGTGATCCCCAACCAGGAAAGCTTATAAGACTGAGGCGTAGTGCATGGGGAAAGGGGGTATCTGACGTTGTACAGCAGCTAAAAGTGACCGACGTAACTGCAAATAACATAAACGACGCTAGAAATATTATTGACATTATGGAGCGTGTGAGTGCTGCTACACATAATCTGATGGGTGTTATGCGTCCTGGTTCTGAAAGACGTACAGCAACTGAGTTCGAAGGAACCCAGGGCTCAGCCTTGAATCGACTTGAGCGTATAGCTAGAGTAATAGGTCTCCAGGCAATGCAGGACCTTGGATATATGTATGCATCACATACTCAACAGTTGATGAGCCAGGATGTGTATCTAAAAATAACTGGTGAGACCGAGAAAGAACTAGTTTCTATGCTAGGAAATAAAATCCAGAATGGACGTATACATATTACACCTTACGACCTTATTATTGACTATGATGTATTAGTTAAGGACGGGAGTGTTCCAGGAGGTAATTTTAGCCAGGCGTGGGTTCAAATATTTCAAAGTATTATTCAAAGTGATTTTGCAGCAGGAAGAATAGATATCTTCAAACTATTTAAGTACATCGCTCGTAATCTAGGAGCCAAGAATATTTCTGACTTTGAACTAAAACAAATGCCCACTGAGCAGGTACAACAGCAAGTACAAGAAGGAAATTTAGTTCCAATGCCTAATCAGGAAGAAGTTAGTATGGGGTAGAAACTAAGTTTGCCTAGGACACTTTTTGACCTAGGGAAGGAAAGAAAAAATATGAATATGAACATAGGTATGAAGATACGAAAACATTGGATTAAGTTTGTAGGAATTTTGGTAATTTGTTTTGGGGTTATGGGGTTTAATATTACTCCTGATATTGTTGTTAAAGGTGCTCCTTGGTATGATGTTAGAGGATATTCATCTCTTTCAAGCGCTTTAACTGCTATAGGAGCAAGTAATAAGACTTTGTTGGTTGTGGGTAATGTTAGTGTGTCGTCTGATGTGGAGATAGGTTCTAATGTTCATGTGTGGTTTTTGGGCGGGGGTAAATTTACTGTAGCTTCTGGTAAGACTTTGACCTTGCTGGGGCCTATTACTGCTGGAAATCACTTGATTTTTGTGGGGCCTGGAACAGTAGTTCCACCTAAGCAAGCCCTTGCAGTAGAATGGTTTGGTGGGTTAGATGAAGTAGTAAGTATTCTAGGGGCAACAAAAGCTGAGGTAGAAATATCTTCTGATTTGGTTGTAGCTAATAATATTTCCTTGCTAGACTCTATAAATATGAGAATACGAGGCGGAGGAACCATAACAATAAATGCAGGTAAAGAATTAGTTATTGATGGATATTTTAGTGCTCCTAACAATCAGGTGTTTTATGGAGATGGTGCAGTTAGTTTGTCTGCTCGTCAGCCATTACAAGCCAATTGGTGGCCAAGTTTTGCAAAGGCGCTGGATGATATAGACACAGATGTAAGAGTTCTTGAGATTTCGTCAACCCAAGGAATCAGTGGAAATGTGGAAGTACCTAGTAATGTTATTCTTAAATTCACTAGTGGTGGTATGCTTGATGTTTCTGGGGGAGTAAGTGTAGCTATTGCTGGTCCTGTGGAAGCTGGGTCGTATCAGATTTTTGATGGGGCTGGAAGTGTTACTTTTAGTAATGGAGCTAAGATTCGTTCATCTTGGTTTAATAATCTTACACAGGCTTTAGGAACTCTTAGTGGAATAAAAGCAAAGTGCATAATAGATAAGGCAGAATCACTTTCAGGTGCTATACTGTTGGATGAGAATACGTGTATAGAGTCTGAAAAGAATTCTGTTATTTCTTTGGTTATGGGTTCTTTGACTTTGGGTTGTTATTCTGCTGGGCCGTATCAGACATTCTCAGGTAATGGTGTGCAGTTTGCTAGAGCGGATGCAGCTAATCCTGTGTATCCGGAATGGTGGGGAGCAGTAGGAGACGGAACGACAGATAATACTACTTATATGGCTCAGGCACTTGCTTCGATTCCTGAGGGAGGAAGAATCTTATTTTCTGGTGGTGTTTATCTGACTAATGGTATGGTAGTTGCCTATGATAAGACACACATAGAAATAGCAAATGCCGCTACTATACGCTCTACTGGAGTAGTACCGGAGCCTTATGCTCTTATTTATACTGGTATGTCTGATACCCTGATTAATGGTGGAGGTACTTTAGATGGTAACTCGACTGCCACTGATCTGAGAATGAATGGTGTGCGTATAATGTGCGATACGCAGTCTACCTACAACAATCGAGTGGACAACATTAGAATAAAAAACATAACTGCTAATAGACCAGAAGGTGGTGGA